CGGTCCGTTCGTCGGAATCAAAAACAAGTGGGTGTTCCTCGTCGCTGACGAATGCAGCCTCATGGATATTTCGTATCTTCGCGCCACGTCTAACCTGGATAAGAACGAGCGATTTTTCTTTATCCCGATTGCAAATCCGGTGAATGGGGAGCATTCGCCTATGGGCCAGTCATGCGAACCGGAGCTTGGCTGGGGAAGCGTGCGCGACATCACCAAGACGACGATTTGGCCAACGAAGTACGCCAAAGGAAAATGCATCAACTTCGTCGGCCCCGATTCGCCGAATTTCGATGGCAATGGCAAGCATTACCCGTTTCTGATCGACCAAGAGCGCATTGATTCGACGCTCCGTTTCTATGGTCCGCATAGCGAAGAATTTTGCGCGATGTGTTTGGGTGTTATGCGCCCCGGCGAGGACTCGCAGCGCGTGCTGACCAAACAGCTTTGCATGATCCACAAGGCTTTCGAGAAAGCGACGTGGAAAGGCGTGAAGCGCACGAAAATCTACAGCATAGATGCCGCGTACGGAGGGGACCGATGCGTCGGGGGCTGGATCGAATTCGGCGAAGACCCAGACGGACATCAAATCGTGCGCGTGGAGAAGCCGCACGTCATCAAGATCGGTATGAAGCGCGGCGCGGAGCCGGAGGATGAAATTGCGCAGCATGTGCGCGATGATTGTCTGCGCGAAGCTATTCCGGTCGAGAACATCTTCTACGATTCAACCGGACGCGGCACCTTGGGCGCAGCTTTTGCCCGCGTGTTCGGAAATGTCATACCCGTTCCCTGTGAATTTGGAGGACGACCATCAACGAGGCCGGTACGTCTGGACCTTTACATCGTGGACGCGACGAATCAGCGCAGATTGAAGCGTTGCGACGAGGAATATCAAAAGCGCGTGAGCGAATTCTGGTTTGCGGTGCGTTGGCTGGTTGAAAGCGAGCAGTTGCGTGAATTGCCAGAATCGGTCGCCAACGAGTTTTACATGCGTGAATGGGGATACGTCGGCAACAACAAACGCGACGTGGAGCCGAAGGAGAAAACCAAGCAACGCCTCGGGCGCTCGCCTGACGAAGCCGATTGGCTGGCGACGGCGGTGGAAGGCGCTCGCCAGCGCGGGTTGCAAATCCAAAAACTCGGCGCGGACAAGTTCACCGAAGGCGGCGGCAAATCCTGGCTCGCGGACCTGAACGCCAAGCATTACGCGCTGATTCAGTCCATGCGTCTCAAGACTGCGGCTTGACCTTTGGACGCAACGGGGCGATAAGGCGTCCGTATGCCGCTGCGAACAATGACCACAATTCCACCGGGCGGGTGGATATTTGAACAGACCGTCGATGGCAAACCGACAAAGAAATTCAAGTCGATGGGTCTCGTGTGGGAACTCGCAAGAAACATCGCTGATTTCCGGGCCGGCAACGGGCTTCCAAGAGCTACGCCCAAAGAAGCACTTCACGACATCGAGGAAGCCACCTGCGTTCGACTGCACAATGACCCAGCGTGGTGTATAAAAAAAAAGACCAGCACAGTGCGACCAGCACTCGACCACCGGTCAAAAAATGCAAATCTTGTGGACGGCGCTAAAACGCTCGTCGAATGGTTGGGTTCGGGAGCAGAATCGGTGGACATTCCAATCGCTCAAGCTCGCGCCAACGTCTGTTTGAAGTGCGACCGCAATAAAGATGGTCACAGTTTGCTAAAACTCACCGGATCACTCGTCCGTACCATCGCGGAGCAAATGCAAGTGAAATCAGAAAAACGACTTCGCGTTGAAGGCGAGGAAAAACTTCACGTTTGCAGCGTGTGTGACTGTGTAATTTCCTTGAAAATTTGGCTCAAACCCGACATTCTTGCGGAGCGCACATCACAGGCAGTCCTGAATGATTTGCCTGAGTGGTGTTGGTTAAAAAACGAATTGAGGACTCCGCTTCAATGAAGACAAACGCCAAAGAAAGAGCACGTCAAAAAGCATGGCGTGCTGCTCATCCAGACTATCAACGGGATTACGATACCAAACACAATTACGGCAAACTTTGGCGAGCATCACATCCCGGATATTTTAAGAACTGGAGCAAAGTACATCCGGGATATTTTAATCAGAGAACGCCACAAGGTACACCAAGCGAAACTACAAAAGCCAAACGAGCCGAGTTATCTAAGCGATGGCGCGAAAATCACCGAGAGCGCATCTTTCTGAAAAACCGAAAACGTCGCGCTCTGCAACGTGGAGCTACCGTTAATTTAACGGGTATACGTGAGTTTGTCCGGTCAGTGAAAAGCAAGCCGTTTGCATTCTGCTATTACTGCGATTCCAAGATTTCAACAACGAAGTTTCGGGCGCTTCACTTTGACCACATTATACCACTTTCAAAAGGGGGCGCTCATGCTGTCGAAAATCTGTGCGTTTGCTGCGAACCTTGCAATTGTAGTAAGAACGCTAAACCGCTTGCAGAATGGCTCAAAACATTAACTGGACAACAATTACTCACTCTATGACACCACTCCTCGTAACTCTCCCCACGCACCCTGGCGACATCGAACAATCCGAAACGTTGGTCAAATGGATCGTGGAACTCGGCCCCGTCCGAGACCACAGTCTGTTGATCGGCGCAGACAGCGAGATACCGCAAGAGCGCGTGAAAGCGCTGATGGAAATTGCGCGACCGGCGTTTCACAACGTCCGCGCCATGAGCATAAACGTCGGCGTCAAGGGCTGGCCATTGGCGGCGAACCTCACATTCCGCGCCGTCGCCCGACAAGTTTACGAGCTTTGCAAGCTGCCGTGGCTTTTATTAGAGCCAGATTCTATCCCCTTGCGTGCGGACTGGCTGAACATGCTGGCCGACGAGTACTCGAAATCGCCGAAGCCATTCATGGGATCGCTGATGGACAACGAATCAGCGGCGGAAGGCTTGCCGAAGAAATATCTTTCAGCCATTGGGATTTATCCGCAGAACGCATACGTTCGCTTAGGCGAGCTGTGGAAAGATGCGCGATTCACTGGGCCGGTGAAGCCGGCGAAGATGGGCGTGGCGCAGTTCCAAAGCACGGTGCGGGCGTACGATATGATCGCGGCGGAATTCCTCGTGCCGAGAGCGCAGCACACGAATCTAATTCACTCACACTGGGGACCGGATTACAACACACCGCCGTTGTTCGTGCCGCAACGCACCGAAGCCAGCCCGCCGAACGCGGTTACGGTGGACTTCATCAAAAAGGACGCAGTGCTGTTCCACCGCGTCAAAGCCATCGAAGATTTCCTCGCGCTCTGGCGCGTGCGAATGGGCTTCAAGGAAGCATTGGCTGCTGAGACAGGAAAAGGATTGGAACGCACCGTTATCACACCGGAAATGGTGAAGGAACTTGCGGCTACATCTTCTGAATTGCCAAAGATCGAATCGCCTGCCGCACCTCCCAAACGACGCGGCAACCCGAATTGGCAAAAGAAACAACGCGAGCCGATGGCTATGATATGAGTGCCAGCGCCGCCAAGGTATCTGAAATTGTAAATGATATGAAGCGCGCGGACGAGTACCGCGCTCCGAATCGCGCTCTCATTCAAAAACAGATGAACGGGGAGGCTCCGCTCACTGACCAGCAGATGCGGGAAAATAAAATCGAGGTCAATTTCAACACCAAAACCGGCACAAATCTTCTCGCGCAGGCAAACCGCCAGTGGTGCAATGCCTTCCTCAAGACCGCCCAGTACTTCCATGTCACGGTGGAAGACGCTCCAGTGGACAAGTCGATGGAATGGAGTCAAAAGATAACGAAAGAGGCGAACCGACCGCTCAAACGCAGCCGCGATTATTACCAACTCGTGCGTGAGACAGGCGCGGGTGTGATGCTGACCGGCGTGGGCGCAAAGATGTGGACGCCGTTCGACGATTGCTGGTGCCCGTACTTCATCGCCATCGAAGATTTGCTGGTCCCGACCGATACGCTGGTGCGAATGGACATGAATCATTTCGCGGCACGTCGTCAGATGACGTACTGGGAGCTTTACAGCAAAACGCTCAAGAAAGGCGACAACATCGACCCAGGATGGGCCAAGGGCGTCGTACGGAACATGCTTAATTCAATCAAGGGCAAGACCGTGAGCGACCAGCAATGGGACTGGATAAACAGTCCTGAAAAAATGGCCGAGCTTTACAAGCAAGACGCAACTTACTGGCAGAGCGATGCCGTGCCGAAAATTCACCTATGGGACTTCTTTAGCCGTGACGACGAATCCGGCGAATGGAACCTGCAAATTATCCCTGACGAGAATTGGACAGCGACCTATGGGACGGCGAATGAACCGCTCGCGTTCGTGTACGACAGCAAGAATCCCGTAGCTGATACGCTGGACAAAATTCTGCACTGTCAGTTCGGAGATGGTTCTGTGAAATCCCCGTTCTTTTACCACAGCGTTCGGTCGCTGGCATGGATGCTCTTTGATTTGTGCCAGGTGCAAGACCTGACCATCTGCCGTTTTATCGGCAAGGTTTTCGAGGACATGCTGCTGCTGATGCGCGTCCAAGACCCGGCAGACAAGGCGGCGGTGGACAAGATTCATTTCGGACTGCGCTACGGCTTGTTGCCTGAAGGCGTCGGATTCGTCACGCGCGACCAGCGTTACCAGTTCGACCCGCAACTGAGTCAGATGCTTTTCGCGCAACTCAAGCAGCATATGGGCGAGAGCGCGTCGAGCTACACCCAGGACATCGACAGCGGCACGGAAAAAGAGAGGACGAAATTCGAGGTGCAGGCGCTCCTAGCGCAGACCAGCGCATTGCTCAGTTCGCTGCTTAACAACGCCTATATCCAGGCGGAATTTGAGTACCGCGAGATTTGCCGTCTCCTGTGCTTGAAGGGAACTCGCAATGAGGACGCGAAGATGTTCCAGAAGCGGTGCAAGGAAGCCGGTATTCCTGAGAAATACTTGGACGTAGAACGCTGGGAAATCCGATCCGAGACCGTCATGGGCGGCGGTTCCAAGCAGCTCGAACTTGCGGCGGCAGACAAGCTAATGAGCGTGCGACAGTTCATGGAGCCGACCGCGCAGCAACGCACCCTGCACAAGCTCGTGCTCGCGGTGACAGACAGCGCGGCGGAAGCCGACCAGCTCGCACCAATCAAACCCGACCGCATCACCGACACCGTTTTCGATGCCGCCCTCGCGTGGGGAACCTTGATGACCGGGGTGCCGATGCCCGTGAAGGAAGGCGATTCACACCGCGAAGTCATCGAGACTTTGCTTCGGATGATGGCGATGAAAGTCCAACAGATCATGCAGAGCGGCGGCGTGGGGACACCGCAGGACGTGATTGGTTTGACCAACGCTGGCGCTTACGTGCAACAGCATATCCAGTTGCTCGCTCAGGACGAAAGTGAACAGTCCAGAGTCAAAGCATACGGCGATGCTTTAGGTCGCATCGGAAATGAAGTAAAAGCAATGGCTGAACGACAAGCTGAGGCCGCAAAACACTCTGGCAACGGAATGGATGCTGAGACCCAGCAAAAAATCATGGCGGCAAATGCGATCACGCAACAGAAGTTGCAAGCGAAGGCTGCGTCTGATGCGTTAAAACTCAAGACCAAGGACGCACAGGCCCAAATGAAAGCCAGACACGATCTGGAAAAGACAAAAGCCGATCTATTCAAAACCGGAATGACAACAGTTGTGGAAACGCAGGCACAGCACGCGAAAACCGCTGCCGAAGTCAAAGCTATTGAAAAAAAGGCGGAAGCCGAAGCTAAAGCCGCCGAGAAACGCGCTGCTGCAACTGAGGGCGCTGAGTGAAGGCGCGCTCGACATCCCACCCAAACCTGTAAATGCGTGCGTAAACGGTATCGGCGCTAATCTCGAAGTGCTCCGCCATCTCCGCTAAACACGCTATCTTACCACGGACAGTAAATACCAAATTCCGCCGCATGTTGCGCAACTGCTGCTTTCGTGAACGCCACGCACAATTGTCTGGTGAATATCCCTTAGAATTGTCAACCCGCTCAATAGTAAGTCCCGGTGGGCGCGGTCCCATAT